CTACGCAATCGCGGATTCCGCGAACTGAAGCGTCCACAAATCCAGCAGCGCCTAAAGGATATGAACGGTGGGCATGACTGCAATACCACCTACAAGTTTAAAGACGAAGATACCGGTCAATGGAAGAATCTTCGCGTCTGGTTTGTACCAGAGTTTGACAACACCGAAATCGACCTACCAACAGAGGAGATAGAAAATGACATACCCTTCTGATGAACGGTATCTCAAAGTGGGCGATGTAGTCGAATGGCTTGGTGTGGCGCGTTCAACGATCTACCGGTGGGTAGACGAAGGACACTTCCCCAAACCCGTCGTGCTTGGCCCTGAGAACGAGAAGAACAGTACAACCCGCTGGCTACGGACAGAGGTGGAGCATTGGCTTGAGTCTCGTCCACGCGACAGAGAAGACGGATGACTGAGGAGACACTCATCTTCGGGCCACCAGGGTGCGGTAAGACACACACGATGATTGAGATCGTGCGTCAGGAACTTGCCAACGGTACGCCTCCTGATCGCATCGGATTCGTGTCTTTCTCTCGCAAGTCTATCCAAGAAGCGAGAGAGCGGGTAAGCACCGCACTACAGCTTACCGAGAAGGATGTGCCGTGGTTCAAGACGCTACATTCAATCGGCTTCAACTGGTTGGGTATGGACAAGTCCGAGACGATACAGTCTACCGATTTTCACAAGCTGGGTGACATCTTGGGTATGCCCTTTGACCGCAGCACTGCACAGGTCATGGAGGAGGGGTTGGTGCCGTTGTCCATGAAAGAGGGCAATCGGTATCTGGAGCTTATCAACCGTGCCAAGATGCGCTGTGTGAGTCTTGAGTATGAGTACAATGATCGAGCTGACTATGACTTGCATTGGAGCATGGTCAAGCGCGTGGATCAGGTCTATGCAAAGTACAAGTCAGACATGGGCAAGTATGACTTCGCAGACATGGTGGACCTGTTCGTTCAGCAAGGCACCGGTCCTGCCTTAGAGATTCTGATCGTTGATGAGGCGCAGGATCTGACACCGCTACAGTGGAAGCAAGTTGCCATACTCAAGGAGAGGGCGGCAAAGGTCTGGTACGCCGGAGACGATGACCAGTGCATCCACCGCTGGAACGGCGTGGATCTGCACAGTTTCATGAATGCTTGTGACAACAAGGTTATCTTGAACAAAAGCTATCGTGTGCCGAAGGAAGTGTTTGGTCTGGCAAACGAATTGGTTAACCGTATTCATGTCAGGCAAGAAAAGGATTGGAGTCCGCGTGACGCCGAGGGTTCCGTCAACTTTCACATGAATTGGTACGATGTGAATATTGATGAAGGTTCGTGGACAATCATGGCGCGAACCAACAAATCCTTGAACCATATTCACCAAAGTTTACGAGATGACGGTTACTTGTTTGAGCGGTTTGGTAATTCCATGATCTCGCTTGCACTGCTTGAGGCCATGAACATCTGGGAGCGGTTAGCCAAGGGCGAGACCGCCAGTGTCGGTGAGATCAAGAAGCTCTACGGCTACATGCCAAAGCAAGGCGACAAGGCGCTATTGAAGCGTGCAGCGACTAAGACCTTTGACGCGGTGGATCCGCAAGGCTCCCACAACTACGACAATCTGGTGGCAGAGCATGGGTTGTTAGCGCCTCGAGAGATGCGGCCAGAAGTCGTGGTCAACATGTCTCGCGAAGATCGCCGGTACATGGCGGCTGTGCGACGTAGGGGCGAGGATCTAACCAAGCCGAGGATCAGTCTGTCTACCATCCACCGCATGAAGGGCGGTGAGGATGACAATGTCCTGTTGCTGACGGACTCGTCATATCCTGCGGTCAACGCACCAGATCAGGACGATGAGCACCGCGTGTTCTACACCGCCGTTACTAGAGCAAGGGAGAATCTGCATGTCGTGGATTCGCGATCACAGTACAGGTACACGATATGATAAAGGTTCAAGATTCAAGCATCGAGGGTGTTGGTGTTTTTGCTGATCGCAACATTCTAAAGGATGAGGTGATTGAGTCCTGTTTCTATGTCGTCATAGACAACGACGATATCAAAAAGAACAGCCGCCTTGATGATTATCTTTTTCAAAGTCCAGACAATGATGAGGACTACTACTGCGTGCTGGGCGCTGGGATGATCTACAACCACGGATCAGATCCCAACGCTGAGTGGCAGATATCCGAAACAGATAACAGGTTTTTGGAGTTTGTGGCTTTGCGGGACATAGCCGCAGGCGAAGAGATTGTTCACCATTACGGCGAGGACTATTGGGACACTCGCGAGGAGGAACAAAAATGAAACGTGACAAGCTACTTGACACCGCCAAGGACTTGGTCAATGGGCCGAGAGCCAGGGATTATGGTGATGCATACGAGAACCATGAGCGCGTGGCGCAACTCTGGTCTGTCATACTAGAGAAGGACGTATCGGTTTCTCAAGTTTATCAGTGTCTTACGGCGCTGAAACTTGCTAGACTGATTGTCACGCCGACGCATCAGGATTCGTGGATCGACATTGCTGGATACGCCAGCCTCGGAGGAGAGATAGATGGCAAAGGAAAGTAGTCAGATCAGCTTCCTGCACCGCATGGACTTGGACACCATAGAGAAGGACTGGGTGCCGCCGGAGGTGTTTCCTGATCTTCGGAACAGCAAGTTCATTGCCATTGACCTTGAGACTAACGATCCGAACCTGATGTCCTTGGGACCAGGGTGGGCGCGTGGTGACGGCTTCATCGTAGGTGTGGCGGTAGCGGCTGGTGACTTCGTAGGCTACTACCCCATTGCTCACGAGGGCGGGGGCAACATCCCGCAGAACAAGGTCATGAAGTGGCTGGCTGACCAGCTTGCTACGCCTGACATCCCCAAGGTCATGCACAACGCCACCTACGACGCCGGTTGGCTCCGGTGGGCAGGGGTCAAGATCCAAGGCACGATCATCGACACGATGGTAGCGGCGCCACTACTGAACGAGAACCGGTTCAGCTACAGCCTCAACAGTCTGGCTAAAGATTATCTAGACGAGCGCAAGGATGAGAGGACACTCCGCGCTGCGGCGGCGGATCACGGTTTTGACCCCAAGGGTGAGATGTGGCGGCTCAACTCACGATTCGTGGGGGCGTATGCTGAGAAGGACGCAGAACTGACGCTCAAGCTGTGGAACATGTTGCATGTTGGACTCAAAGAACAGAGTCTTATGGATGTGTTCAATCTGGAGACCTCGTTGTTGCCCGTCCTGTTGGACATGCGCGAGAAGGGCGTGAAGGTAAACATCGATGGTGCCGAGGCGGCAAAGAAAAAGTTGATTGGCCTCAAGCAGGATCTGATTGCAGACATCAAGCATGAGACAGGCGTGAGCGTAGAACCGTGGGTCGCCAAGAGCGTGGCGTCCGTCTTCGATCATCATAATTTGTACTATGAGCGGACAGAGAACAACGGACAGCCATCCTTTACCAAGGCATTCCTGCAAGCCTGTACGCATCCAGTTGCGGCAAAGATACTTAGACTTCGCGAACTAGATAAGGCCAGCAATACATTTATTGATAACATCCTGAAGTTTGCCCACAAGGGGCGCATCCACTGCGAGTTTCATCAGCTACGGTCTGATGATGGCGGCACTGTCACTGGGCGATTCTCCTCAAGCAACCCCAATCTCCAACAGATTCCGGCGCGGGATCCAGAGATCAAGGCCATGATCCGTGGTCTGTTTATCCCTGACGACGACTGCAAGTGGGGCAGCTTTGACTACTCAAGCCAAGAGCCAAGACTCCTTGTCCACTACTGTGCAAGCATGGGCGCCAAGTACAAGAGTCCGATGATCGACAGCGTCGTGGACGAGTATCACAAGGGCGATGCCGACTTCCACCAGATGGTGGCCGACATGGCAAACATCAGTCGCAAGCAGGCCAAGACCGTGAATCTGGGCATCATGTATGGCATGGGTGTAGGCAAGCTGTCTCACACCATGGACATATCCAAGGACGAGGCCAAGGCACTGTTGGCGCAGTACCATGAGAAGGTGCCGTTTGTGAAAGGCTTGGCGGATCTGGTGTCGGCACAAGCAAGTGCTCACGGCAAGATCCGCACCATGTCAGGGCGTCTGTGCCGGTTTGACATGTGGGAGCCAAAGACGTTTGGCTATAGCAAGCCTATGAAGCTCGAGCAGGCGCAGAAGGAGTATGGGCCTATACTGAGACGCGCGTTCACTTACAAGGCGCTCAACAGGCTTATACAAGGCTCTGCGGCGGATCAGACCAAGGTTGCTATGGCAGAGTGCTACAAGGAAGGTCTGGTGCCCCTTTTAACCGTGCATGACGAACTGTGTTTCAATGTCGAGTCCGAGAAGCAGGCCGCAAGAATCACGGAGATCATGGAGACCAGCACACCACTGAAGGTGCCGAGCAAGGTCGATCAGGAACTAGGTGACAACTGGGGTGAGGTAGGATGACGGTAGAAAACATTCAAGATCGCATGGTGCGAATGACTTATCAGTGTGTTCAATGCGGACATGTGTGGAAAACTTGGTACGACAAAGAATGGTATTCATTTACTGAGTCGGATTCAGGCATATATCATGCAAAAGATGCCTGCTATAAGTGTAACGAGATTAATCTTCCGCTAGAGCACGCATCCTCTTAACCAAACGCTTGGCGCGGTTGGTGACCTGGTCATACCAGCGGCTGTCTACCATCTCGTCAGCTGCACGATTCCAGTCCCGTGCATCAACACCAGCCTTCATACCTTTGAAAGCACTCAAACGCGGACGCCCCATGTTAAACATCATGTTTGCTATGATGAGCTGGCACTCTTCAGGCAAGTCATAGAAGTCTGGGTACAGAACCTCACACTCGTCCAACGTGACAGCAATATCGAGGTTGAACACCTGACGAACGCGCTCTTCATCAACGGGCGTACCAACGGGTTGACCGTACTCTGGATCGTCCTCTACTACGAGATGTCCAATCCCGTATGTGGGTAGGCCGAGGTGATCTAGGTAGATTTCAAACTTGCAACCTTCGTCTTCTGCAAGCTCTTCACGAAGCTGATCTTTGTTCATGGAGTAGTCCTTCCAAGAGATTGCGCCAGAGCCTGAGTCGCAGGATCCGGCAGCAGGATCGGTGAAACTTGCCCCGCCGTGCCTGTTGCGGCAGGCGCGACCTGTGGTGCTTGAGACATTGCCGCTTGAGCCGTTTGCATGGCTTGAGTAGCTGCGGGTGCAAGTTGTTGTCTAGCTTGTTGTGTGATGGGTCTTGCCTCTTCTGCGCCTTGCTCTACAAGCATTCTACCGCCTTGAACTGTCGCCGCAGACATAGTTTGCCAAAAGACTTGAAGACCCTGTGCAATCGGGTCATTAGACTTGAACTTACCGGATAAGAAGTCTTTGACCTTATTCGGCTGACGAGAGGCCATCATCATTCGCAGCACCTTCGGCTGACGCAAAGCCTTTGACATCCCCGCGTATAACACCGCAGTTGGAAGCGCCGTAGTCAGATTGCCCATAAGTTGAAAGATTCCCAGACCTAACGCAATGTTAGGTGCGGCAAGACCACCCTTGCCAGCAATCGCGGCGTTAGAAGCACGCACCATGTTTTCCGCCATGGTGTTGAGACCTTCGGCAGCATTTTTGCCGAACATAGCGTTCAGTGTTTCATCTCCGTAAGAGCGGAGAACAGATTGTAACTTATTGCCCAAACGGCCTGACTTAAATGATTCAATGAAATCATCCGTCATCCGAATCTGTCCGCCCTCATCCACCGTAGCGCCGATTTGTTTCAAGACTCTACCCATGGCGGCGTCTCGCACCAACTCCATGGTAGGCACTTCTCTGCCGTTGACGTTGGTGGTTCTGTTACCAAGAAACTTTTGTGCTTCTCTAATTGAAGCGGGGTTTCTGAATACCGTTTGTGCAATAACCTCTGGGTCTGTAGTGGACTCCAAAGTCCGCATAACTACGTTGCTGTCTACCGCTGCACGCCGCGCCTCTGCCGCTTGTAGATCTTGCAAAGCCTGACCAAGCGGTTTGCTCTGCAACTGTTGAACGACACTTGGAGAAAGATTGGCCTTGCCTCGCTCAAGCACCGTCAAAATGTCGTTGACGGCTTTGAGGTCATCACCCAGCATCTTGTCCACTGTTGTGCCTTTTTGGCGAATGTTGGCAACCAACTTAATGGGGTCAATAACTTGTTGCCCCGTTGCTGGATCAATGGTCAAGGAACGCTTAACCTGTTCTTGAATGTACATCCGAGACAGACCCTGACGCACAGTCTCGGCTTGCTCGGCTCCTGTGCCACGGATTGTGGCACGTTCAGCGGCCTCCGCCTCCAGATCTCTTGCAATTTTTTCAACTCGTCTGCGAGTTAGATCATCCGGCGGTAGCTTTTGTACGTCGTTCAAGGCTTGTTCGACGGTTCTGTTGCCGATCTTACGAGTCTTTAGAATACGAGTGCCTTCATCAAGATCTACAATTCCTGTCTTTGCCCCCAACGCTCGACCAGTCGGAACGCCACGAATGGCTTTCATAAGCTGATCAAAAGCCTCTGGATTGTCCTCTTGTATGATCTTGTCAAAGATGAACCGCATGTTCATCTGGCCGCTTTGCGCTTGTTTGACAATGTCTTGAACAACGATGTTGTCAAACCGCCCGACACCATTTCGATAGAATCTGTTGGTTCTACCCAAAAGATTTAAAGCCTCGCCAAGTTCTTTGAATCCTGCCTCACCAGCATTCATTCGACCTTTTGTGATTGCGAGTCCAATCTCAGCTTCATCAAAAGCCTGATTTACAGATGCTTTCAACGCACCAAGAGCGCCTACATTAACATCATTAAGGAGAGCTGGGTTGCGTGACGCATCCGTCAAACCAGTTCTAATTCTAGAAATCTCTTGTGCAGTGGCGAAATCTCCAAGTGCCTCTACCTGTGAAGCAAATTTAGTGGCGCCAATATCTGCAATGCTCTCCTGATTCAGCCTTTTTAACTCTGCTTTTATACCAGCAGTGGGGATTATCTTTTGACCGCGTAGTTTTTCCGTTACGACGGTGTACAGACGGTCAACGTCCTCATCAAACACAGCCTTACGACGACGGATCATTTCATCCAGATCTCTGGGGATGGTCTTGCCATCCTTTAAATTACGCATGATCTGATCAATCTCGCCTTTGACGGCATCATCCATCCGCATTTGAGCGTCGGCTAATTTTTGATCTGCGCCTTTATAAAATTCATCAATGTCGCGTTTAATTATCTCGTCAAGATTGTTGATCTGTGTGTCATCAACAATTCCAAAAGCACGCAAGTCAGCGATCACTTGATTAAGGTTGTCTGTCGCTGCTTTTTGATTTGGAAAGACGCCTTCATACACCGCTTGAAGGCGATTAAGAATAGGACGGAAACTTTCACTTGTGGCGCCAGCAACCGTGGGACGATAGCCTTGATTGATTATTTCACGAGCCTGTGCGCGTAAGGCTTCATTGGCCTCGCCGCCTGGGCCTTTAATGATACGACCAAACAGCTTTGAAATGCCTCGACCAATGCCCTCCCCCAACAGACCAAAGGTGCCTTCATATGCCGCGTCACGCGCAATCTCACCAGCGGACTGCATTTGCAATCCTTCGGCAGCTTCAATCCCTTCATCAAGTAATTTGCCCCCAGCCGTGGCCGCGCCTACGATCAACATGCCTGGTACAAAACCCACACCAGAAGCGGCAATCGCGGCTCCAGTGCCGGCAATTATCGGCAGTGCAGTGGCGCCAGCAAACTCTTTGACATCGTTAAACGAGAAACCTTCTTCATCAATCGCAAGCTCACGACCCTCACCTAAACCAAGTTTAGTGCGGCCTTCCTGTGTAAGAATGTGCCGCCCAAGCGCATCAACACGATAACCGCCGTCGCCAACCACCGTGCGGAGGTAGTTGGACTTTTCTTCAGTCGTGTCCATTCGGCCAAACTGGAATCGAGAAAAGCCGCCAACACTATCCAAACCGGTGCGGTAGTCCACACCAGGTTCTTTGTATTTGCTAATAAATTCATCTTCAGTGAGTTGCGCTCCAGTAACAGGATCAAAGCCTGCAAGTCTGCGCTGGCGCGAGTAATCACGAATTTCATCTAATGATGCGGTGGCGTAGTCAATTTGAGTTTGAGTAGGCTGACTTCCGCCTCCTCCACCAAACTGATTTAAAATCGCTTGTTGTTCCTCGGCGGTAGGGGTGTCTCCAGCGATGTCAACTTGAACTTGACCCTGTGAGGTCTCAACAATAATTGAACCCATGACGTTTCCTACACATTCGCAGACGGAAGTCTAAATATTGGAAGTCCTTGAGCATTCGTCTCTCCGGTGTCAACCAATCCTAAAGTGCTTCGTTGACCAACTCCAAATGGTTCCAATCGTTTCTTCGACTCAGATAAAAGAGAAAGACCAGATCCTTCACCTTGACCAGGCAATATTCTATTAGCCAAACGATCCTCAATGCCTCGCATGTTGCTAGCGGCGCCAGCTTGATTTCGTCTGAACTCACTGATGACACTCTGTAATTTACCAGCCAATACATCTTCATCAATTGACGCTAAATTAAAGATGCCACCCTCTAAAATAGCTGATTCAACATAGGCGTCCGCCAAAAACTGAACATCCCTGTTTGAAATTGAGTTTGCTGCTTGCACTCCACCAAGAGAAACAGGAATCAGCTTTTGAAATGATTGACGAACTGCCGCTTCAAACTCAGCTTTAGATTGATACTCTGTGCCAAGATCCAAGCCACCAGCGTTAGCTAGTTTGTTAGCAAGATCTTTTATGCCACCTTTAATACCTGTGATTGAACCATCGTCAGCCAAGGTTACCAAGGCCTTTTCCGTAAACTCGATTCCCACTTCAGAGTCGATGTAAACTTTTGCTTGTTTGGCATAATTTTCTTGAATGTCCGTCGCCGCTGCGTCGGTAAGAAGGAGTTCATCCCGCAACGCTTTGGTTGCGGCGGCATTTGTTTTCAGACGATCACGAACAGCCTTCTCTCCGTCCAAATACACATCAACATCAGTAAAGCCTTTAGGTAGTTCTCCACCAGACTTCAACAGATCTGTTGTGGAAATTCTTATTGTCTCGCCTTTTTTGTATGTCCTACCCTCATAGGTTATGTCACCAGTTGCGGCCAATCGTATGAAGTTTCTGTCATCAAGTCGTTGTTGTGCAGACAACTTCCCTGTTTCGGTCAAGCCGTACTGTAGGGCGGACAGTTTAAGCTGACGATTGAACTCATCCTTTTTGCTCTTGTCTTTGATGAGCATGTCGGCACCGCCTTCAAGAGCCGAAGCAATGTTTTGAATCGCTTGAGGACTCTTGCCTGCCGCCATGGCAAAACCAATCTTTGCAAGAACAAGACCACTGTCTAGACCCTCGTAGCCGGGAGCCTTATCCATAAACTCCTTGATGAATCCGTCTAGTGCAGACTTCTGATCTGCTTCGTTACCTTGATTGATTACGTTTTCAATCTCTTCTTTTGTAGACGGGACAACGCCAGTGGTGCCGGTCTCTGACGGATCGCCGGATGCATCAGTGCCGCCCGGCGGAGTCTCTGTGTCGTCCTTCATGACAGCTTGATTAACGGTGGCTTCGTCACGATCAGCCGCCGCCGCTGGATCCTCCGTGGTTGTAGTGTCATCACGAGATCCTGCCGCTTTTGCCGCTTCTTCTTGCTCCAATGTTGGGAAGGCAGGACGAGTGCCTGTGATTGCTACTGTTTGCGAACCAGGGGCGGCTCTCATGATTTCTGTTACATCAGCAACTTCTTGGTCTTTGTAGAACCCAGGAAGTTTGGCTAGATCTATTCCTGTCGAATCAACTTTTCCAGACAGCAATGCTTCAGACAGATTTGCTGGCACGCTTATCTCACCGGCGTTGATTTGTTCTCTTACTGACTTTGGCAGTGTCTGCTTTCCGGCAATGACATCGCTTACAAAGCCGGGTGTAAGCTCGTCACTCACCAACGGTGAAAGTAATTCACCTACCTTGTCCATGCCTGAAGCAACACCACCGATGATGAAGTCAGGCACGCTTGCGGCGGCACCTGCTAAGTCGCTTCTGGTTTGTTGACCCACTGTCATCGGGTTGGGATTAGTCACAACAGACTTTAGACCGCCACCGTAAAAATCTCTAATCGTTTGCGGTGTACGATCTCTTAACGCACCAGCTATTCCAGACAGTGAACCTGGGTCAAGGTTGATGGTAGCTGATCTTGGGTTCATCGTCTGACGCAATGCTGCAATCGGACTTTGAAGAACATTCATTCTTTTGTTCAACAACGGAGAGGCAGATCGAGCGGCATTAACGGCTTGTGTGTTTGCAAAGATGCCGCCGCCGCTTCTCACCGGTTGAGGAAGAAAATTTTGAGCGCCAACACTGATAGGCACTTGCCGCGTTTGAACCTGTCCGCCTACTTGAAACTTCTGCACGCTAGGTACACCCGCCGACTGATTCAGCGCGTTACGGGCGTTACGCTTGAACATCTTGCGGTTGTATACGCTCATTATCTTGCACCACCCAGACCGAGGAAGTTGCTTAACCCACCAAAGATGCCGCCCTCACCAAAGGCGCCAGCCTGATTCAGACCAGCGATACCCATGCCTATACCGCCAAGCTGTGAAACGATGCTAGGAGAAGGAGTCGTACTAGAGGTCAGCGTGCTAGTAGTAGACGGTACGCCACGGAAAATGTCAGACATAAAGCCAATACGCTGGTACGGTTCAAACTGTCGTTCAAGAGCCGTGGCGCGTTGAGCGTCAATCTCGGCCTGTTGCTGCGCTTGTTCCTGACCACCAAGCTGTGACAGGATTCCAACGTCGCGTGCCTGCGCCGCCTGTGCGGATTCACCCATGGCCGCTTGTTGCAGACCCAGCTTGCCAAACAGTTCAGCGCCCTGTTGCGCTCGATCCTGCGCGGACTCAAACGCCTGTGCACGGAGCTGACCAGACTGTCTAGCAAAAGCATCCGCCGTATTGCGCTGTAGTTCTTGCTCGGCTACCGCCTGACGCGAACCGCCAAAGGCACCTGAACTGACAGCGGACGAACCAATACGCTGACGCTCCATGTCTGCCTGTCGCTGTAGATCAGCAAGGCTCTGATCCACAACCTGATCAACATACGGATTCATATACTGCTGATAAGCACCAGGCTGTAGCGCCGCTACGCCCTGACCAAGAGTCGCGGCACCAGCTTCCATCATCGGCTGATAGGCACCCACACCAGAGATACCAAGCTGGATTGCCGCTTGCTGTGCCGGCGTCATGCCAGCGACCTGATAATCAGGAATCGTGGTGGGCATATTAGCTAGGGCCGAGGTACTAGCAAGCAGATCCTTGAGGAAGGTCTCCTGATACTCCGGTAATACGGTTACCGCTTCGGTGCGTACTGTTTCAGCCATTATGCCATCCTCTCAAACTTGTCCATCATGGCGTACATGCGCTTGGCACCCAAGTCGGTGTTGCCGTTACCTGCGCCCTTGACGGCCTTCTTCGTCATTACAAACTCTTCGTCCGAGAGCCGTGCCTCCTGAACCTTTTTGCCATTCTGATAAATGCCGGCCTTGATACTGTCTGAAGTGCCCGTCCCTGGACCTTCAATCAAACCACCTTGATTGAGCGTAACGATGCCGCCCATTGCCATGCCGTCACGAGCCTTAACTGCGGCCTCTAGTTCTTCAATCGAATCATAGGCTTTACCTGTCACCTGATCGACAAACAGTCCAGCAATCGGAGTGCCTTGATAGTCTGGGCGCGATTCCAACTGCATCTCACCAGCTTCCTCAAGCTCTTCGTCGCCTACACCGGCCATGCCCAACAGTGAAGTGCCCACTACAAGGTCACCAACCGAGATGCCAGAGCCGAGAATCCCGCTCTTTGCCGCCTCTTGCGTAGCGGCTTTGGTAGCGGCTTCAGCCACTGCGGCTTCGGTTGCAGCCTTGGTAGCGGCGGCGCCGGTAGCAGATTGCGCGGCTGCTGGGCCTACCCCCATCGCACCAAGACCCGCAGTAGCACCGCCACCAAGGACTGCATTCTTAATCGCGTCTTTGGCGTCACCACCGGCTACAAGCGTACCGATTCCAGAGCCAAGAGCCGCGTTTAGCGCAGCACTACCAGCAGGGCCGAACAGAGCGCCGCCTATTCCGCCTATAACTGGTAATAGTGTTTTGAGGTTAAGACCCAAGCGTTTTGCCTCCAAGAGACTGGGGAACAGTTACGGAGATTGTAGTGTCTCGTCTTTCTGCACCTGTCCATGGATTGCCGCAATCTGGGCAGTTACCATCAGGGTGACTAGCTATTTCCTCTGGAGTGTCCACTTCATTAGGACAGCTAGCGCAATACAGTTTATCAGAACTTGTGCTCGGTGACCACCGGCTCCCGTTTGGCATCACAATCACGTTGTCATCCGACACTAGACATCTCCTTCTACTTTTATCTTCAGGTTTCCTGAGTCCTGATACACATCTCCTACTTCTAGCGAAGATAAAGCATTTTGATCAGGTAGTCCATTTATGCCCGTCAAAGGATTGCGAACCTCGTTGATCAGAACCTCAAGCGTTCTAGCAAGCTGATTCATGTACGCTGGGTCATATTCTTCTGGAGCAACAGGCAGAATAGGACGGATAACTTTGGTGTTGCTCATCTGCGCCCATCCGCTCTTACATCAATCCTTGGGGCACCAAGCCGCCACTTCACATCCACCGCGTCACTAGAAACCTTAAAGTTCAGGCTTCTGCCTCGTGCTCGAGTAAAGATCTGATTGGTGTATACGTCTGTGCTGCTTTCGGTGACCACACCAGAAACCGTCTCTGTAATAGCCTTACCAGGGAAGTCACGAGACTGGATCGACAAGGTAGCCGCTGGGGTTGAGGTGTCAGAATCATTGAACGTGATGTCTGGAATCACGCGCCTCAACAGCATGAACTGTTCGCCATCGCCTATATCAAAGTCAGACGACTGCACAAAAGCGTTGATTGCAGATCCGTCATCATTCAGCCCAAACTCATGGTTATACAAGTAACCACCCTCCACTGCCTGTGGATAGCTACGCTGTCCTGCGCCTCGGTCATTCCATGCGGTACGAGACAACTGCCCGTAGTACCAGACCTTTTCACCGTAGTTATAGATGACGTA